CACGACGCAGGACAACCCGCTGATCGACCCGAAGGAGATTGAGTCGGCGAAGAAGACGCTCAGTACCTTTGCGTTCAAGCAGGAATACATGGCGTCTTTTAGCAATGCTGGCGCGGATGTGTTCAAGGAGGAGTGGATCAAGTACGGCGAGGAGCCGCAGTACGGGAGTTATTTCGTGGCGGTGGACTTGGCGGGGTTTGAGGAAGTTGCCAAGCAGGCGGCCAACGCCAAGAAGCGCCTGGACGAGTCGGCCATTGCGGTGGTGAAGGTGACGGACGACGGCAAGTGGTTCGTCAAGGAAATTGAGCATGGGCGGTGGGACATCCGGGAGACGGCGGCGAAGATTCTGATGAAGATGCGCGACTACCGGCCCCTGAGCGTGGGGATCGAGAGGGGGGCGCTAAAAAACGCTGTTTTGCCGTATTTGAGCGATTTGATGCGAAAAAACAATGTGTTTTCGCATATAGTTGACCTGACGCATGGCAACCGGAAGAAGGCTGACCGGATCATCTGGGCCTTGCAGGGCAGGTTCGAGCATGGGAGAATCGTGCTCAATAGCGAGGAAGACTGGGACACCTTCGTGGATCAGCTTCTCATGTTCCCATCCCAAGGGGTACATGACGATTTGCCAGACGCGCTAAGTTACATCGATCAGATGGCAATAACTAGCTACTTCGAGCATGAAGATGGCGACGAGTGGGAACCTTTAGACGTTATTGCGGGGATCTGACATGGATCAAAACGAGTTCGACGAGCCTACGGAGAACGACAAAGAGCTAACGGCCTTCGTCGTTGACCATTGCGACCGCTGGCGCGACTACCGAAATGTGAACTTCTTGGACTCCTGGATGGAGTACGAGCGCATTTTCAGGGGTGAGTGGGCGGCAGAGGACAAGGTTCGGGACTCGGAGCGCTCGAGGATCGTCACTCCGGCGACTCAGCAGGCCGTCGAGACGCGGCACGCGGAGATCATGGAGGCGATTTTCGGTCAAGGTGAGTTCTTTGACATCTCCGACGACCTCAGAGATGTCAACGGAAACCCTCTGGATGTGTCTATCCTCAAAGCACAGCTCATGGAGGACTTCAAGCAGGACAAAATCCGCAAGTCCATCGACCAGATCGAGCTGATGGCCGAGATTTACGGCACCGGCATCGGCGAAATCATCGTCAAAACGGAAAAAGTGTTCGAACCGGCCACCCAGCCCATCCCCGGACAGCCCGGACAGGCGGCAATTGGTGTGGTGGAGAAAGATCGGGTGGCGGTGAAGCTCGTTCCGGTCAATCCGAAGAACTTTTTGTTCGATCCCAACGGCACCAGCATTGACGATTGCATGGGTGTGGCGATTGAGAAGTATGTTTCGATCCACAAGGTGGTCGAGGGCATCGAAAAGGGCATCTATCGCAAGGTCAACATCGCCCCGGCGTATGAAGACACCGATCTGGAGCCGACTCAGGAGCCGAGCCAGTACCAAGACGAGAAGGTTCTGCTGCTGACCTACTACGGCCTGGTGCCTAAAGAGTATCTGACCGAAGAAGACACCGATGTGGTGGAACTTTTCCCCGATGATTCGGCGGCGGAGGACTACACCAACATGGTCGAGGCCATTGTGGTCATCGCCAACGGCGGGATGCTGCTCAAAGCAGAAGAAAACCCGTACATGATGAAGGACAGGCCGGTCATCTCCTATCAAGATGATACGGTGCCCAACCGCCTGCTGGGGCGCGGGACGGTGGAGAAGTCCTACAATATGCAAAAGGCCATCGACGCGCAGGTGCGTAGCCACCTGGACTCGCTGGCGCTGACCACGGCCCCCATGATGGGCATGGACGCGACCCGACTGCCTCGAGGGGCGCGGTTTGAGGTCAAGCCTGGCAAGGCGTTCATGGTCAACGGCAATCCGTCGGAGATTCTCTATCCGTTCAAGTTCGGGCAGTCTAGCCCGGAGAACCTGACGACGGCCAAGGAGTTCGAACGGATGCTCTTGCAAGCGACCGGCACGCTGGACTCGCAGGGCATGGTGAGCCAAGTCAACCGCGATGGCGCAGGGCTGTCGATGGCGGTGGCGACCATCATCAAGAAGTACAAGCGCACCCTGGTGAACTTCCAGGAGGACTTCCTGATCCCGTTCATCCAAAAAGCGTCCTTCCGCTACATGCAGTTCGACCCCGAGCGCTATCCGTCGGTGGACATGAAGTTCATCCCGACGGCGACGCTGGGCATCATTGCGCGGGAGTACGAGCAGCAGCAGTTCATTGGCCTGCTGCAAACGCTGGGGCCGAATACGCCTGTCTTGCCGCTGATCTTGAAGGGCATCCTGAACAACTCCAGCCTCACGAACCGCTACGAGCTGATCGCGGCGCTTGACCAGATGAACCAGCCCAATCCTGAGGCGCAGCAACTGGCCCAGGCGCAACAGCAACTGGCGTTGCAAGCGGCGCAGGCTCAGATTGCGGTGCAGACGACCCAAGCAGAGCAGAACCGGGCAGAGGCTCAGAAGCTCCTGACCGAAGCGCAGCTCATGCCGCAGGAGTTGCAGGTCAAGGCGATGAGTTCTGCCACGAAGAACCTGCCCGCTGGCCAGGAGTCGAGCGAGTTCGACAAGCGAGTGAAGATCGCGGAGTTGATGCTCAAGGAGGCGGACATCAAGAACAAGACGAAGATCGTCGAGTTGCAGATGGCCGATAAGCTCTCAGCCGCCGCCAAGACTGAAGAAGACTTCTTGGATCAACTGACCAACGGCCTGAAGCAAAATGCCTAATGTCAAAGACCTTCTTCGAAAAATAGAGTCTGGCGACATCTCCTACGAGGAGAAGCTCGCCGCCTTGTCTCAGGTCGAGGCTTCTTTGCAGGAGCTAAAGGCCAAGAAGGAAGAGCGCGTCAAGTTCAATGTTCAGTTGATCATTGACGAGATCAAGAAGGTCAAACAAGATGTTCAGGCGCAACTGGACTACGCTCGGTCTATCATCCCCGAGCAAGGCCCGAAAGGCGATGCGGGCGAGCGCGGGCTAGATGGAGCGCCTGGCCGCGATGGTCGGGACGGCGTAGACGGACGCGATGGTAAAGACGGTAAAGACGGCCAGGACGGCGTGTCTGTTACTGGCGCAAAGATCGACTTCGACGGTAGCCTGATCATCACGCTCTCGACCGGGCGTGAGATCAATGTGGGCGAGGTTGTCGCGGCTGATCTGGCCGAGAAGATTCGCGTCACGATGTCCACTAACTCGTCGGTGGCTATCCAGGACGAGGGCACGACCCTTACCAGCGGCGTTCGCAACATTAACTTCACCGGCACCGGCGTCACAGCGACTGCTTCTGGCGATAGCGTGACTGTTAACGTAAGCGGCGGCGGTGGCGGTGGTGCTGTTGATTCAGTCAACGGCCAGACCGGCGTTGTTGTCTTGGGCGCTACGGATGTAGGCGCGCTCCCGATTACGGGCGGCACCGTTACCGGCCCAACGGTGGTGAGTATGTCTTCGACCAGCACGGCGCTGCGGGTAACGCAGACCGGCACGGGCAATGCGTTGCTTGTTGAGGACTCTACGAACCCGGACTCTACGCCTTTTGCGGTGACAAACGCTGGCCGAGTGGGTATCGGGACATCCTCACCATCTACCCAGTTGGAAGTGGTTGGAGCAATCCTCACTTCTTCCTATTTAGAGGCCGGAGCAGAAGTATTTGTTGACGGGGGGAATCTATCCCTTTACTCAGATATATCTGGCGGGGGTAGCGACGCCACTATTGAATCAAGCCAAGACCTCTCCCTGGCAGCAGGCACGGTTGTCGCCCTCAAGATAGACCAACTGACTCAAAATATCGGGGTTGGCGTTGCGCCCAACACTTCGAAGCTGGCCGTTGCTGGTGTGATTGAAAGCACGACTGGCGGCGTGAAGTTCCCCGATGGCACGACGCAAACGACAGCAGCAACTGGCGGCGGCGGAATCTCCAGCGCAGACATTCAAGAATTCACCAGCGTTGGCTCTAGCACTTGGACTAAGCCAGCAGGCGCAAAAATGGTCTATGTGCTGGCCTTTAGTGGTGGTGGAGGTGGGGCTGGCGGTGCTAAGGCTTCGTCTGGAA